AAGTTGAAAACATCATCTATTTTCAACATGCCATTGACACCTGTGCCAGTGAACATATTTCGCAAGGGGAAATTGGCCGAGACCGCAGTAAACCCCGCATTGACGGACAAACCTCCCGTGTATTCAATCTTCATACACGCGGAAAGCGTTCTAGCATCAACATAAGTGCCTCCATTCAGAATGGAGTAGGATGGGTCGGGATACGCAACCCCGGCCAAAGCTCCTATAGCAGCCGAACCCATGTTGGAGGCAACCGTGTTCGTAGGCGCTGAAGAAGTTGCAGCTGCTTCAAACGCGAACACGTTAAAGGGGGTGTTAACCGCCCCCGATCCAACATTGTGATAAGAAGGATACCAGACGATATACCCGTTAGCCTGGGCAATTGCCACCGAGATGGTCGATCGTTGGCGAAAGTAAAGCCCGGACCCCGTTTGGAGGTAGCCACTTTCACACATCGGACCGTCACAGGGATCTCTGATCATGTTCATCACATTCTTGATCTGCGCGTTCGGCACTGCAATAATCTGAGATCGACTATTGCGGCTGATCATAGTTCGCAAGCTTTGTTCTCTAGGTCCAGCACCCCGCAAGCGCGGGTTCCCTTGGCCCTCTGAAAACAGTTTCCTACGTCCTTTGCCGGCTTTTCGAGGTCGCCGGCTGACCTTTGTTTTTCTTGAGTTAGTGAAGATACTTACTTCAGCTCCCACCTATCTTCTAAGTCGGGAACCTAGGTCGCGACAGCGCGACCAACCCACGTTGATTCAGGAGGACCACTCCCAAGGATAACGATGTGCAGACGAGCCTTGTAGCTCGTAGCAGGGGATCCTTGTTGACTGCTCGGTAAACCCGTGCCACCCATGGCACTTTAAGGAAACCCGAACAGCCCTCGACAGTTCAGCATAACGGCAGATAACCACACTCCGTCATAGGCCATAGCCCGTCTGGTTTCAACCCTAAAAAACGCGTCCGCAGTTTGAAACCAATTACTGCTAACACGTGCCCCATGGGGGCCTTCACGTCGAGCTCTCGAGTACGTCCGGCGCGAGCGAGCTCTCAACTCACACCTAACAGCCGCCCACTGGCGGTCTTCTACTGCAACCCCGGACTTTCACTCTCGTAGTTGGGTTGCTAACCAACGAGACGGCTCCAATTCAAAAAGGAGACTATTGCACGCGCTAAATATACAAACCTGAGTCACGTGACCCACTCAGGCTGCTCGACACGGGGGGGGTTCGCGACCCCGGGTGTTAACCCGTCTGCCCCAGAAGACGGAGAGTCACTTAGCCCACGTTTGGATCGTGGATGCCATGGTTGTTTTCGAACAATTCGTTCGTAACTACCGCCGGCAAAACAAAGTAACCCACCGCCTCGATTTTGCTCACCACATGAGAAAACCCACTAGCAGACTCAGCCTCCAACCACTCCAACAGGCGGGGGTAGTGAGACTGAAAACAGCGAAGGGTGTCCGTCATCGGGAGCGGGGTGGCGTTCCTCATGGAACGCCAATCCCCTTCGTTGAGGTCACGCAACAGCCTGCCCGACCGCCTCTTGGAGACGTCCTTCCAGTGAATCCCTGCTATCTGACAATACAAGTTTGACAGCAGTGGTATCACATAGTTGAACTCAACCAGACCAAAGGCGACCTGGGCAGCGTAAAACTTGCGCTCCTCAAGACTCCGCGGCAAATCCTTCATGAAGAAAGTGCGTAAGAGATTTCGTTCGGGCATAGGTCCCCAAACAAACCGCCCGTCTACGGGCCAAAGACGCATGGAACAAAAGTCAGCATTCCAGCAGTCAATGGGGTTGAGCCGCACAATCTTGCACTCGTCCCCACTGCCATAATTAAACCCGAAGGGGTTCAAGGAATAGAGTTGCCGCAGCATAATCGCGAAAAACCTCGTGGTGAACGACACCATGTCGTCACCAGCACACGCGCAGTAAAACCAGGTATCTGAACCCAGAATATAACACAGCACGGCGTTAAGGGTGAGGTTGTCCGTGGTGTTGCCGCTGGTTGTCTCATCTCGACCAGAGTCCACGTTCTTGCGCGTCGATTCCACGTAACTGCGGTACTTCTCGGGGCCTTTCAAACCGTGAATAGGGGAGTGGCCAATGATTGTACCGTTATCGCAATCGTGGTAATGCGCGGCTTTGGCCGTTTCTACAGCCGCTCGCGCGGCAGGCTCGAAACGGTCGAGATAGTTGATCATGCCATGTGGCATCTCAGCGTAACTCTCGCCTTTCCTACGGAACGTGCGGAAACCCGGTGCTGCGTTTTTCTCTAAGCGGACGCAGCCTCCTCGGCGCGCTGCGACCATCACGTTACCGTAGCCCAAATCCCAATTACTAGCATCGGCAGCGAAGACAACGGGCTCGCTGAGATCATCATTGGCACGCATACCATCGAGGAGCGCGTGTTTTATGAGATCTGGATTTAGGACGAGGCCAAACTGGGCTGCCCGCTCAACCATACCTAGCGCACCCCCCTCAGAATACCTCTCGCACCAATCTTCGAACCGCACAGGGGGCCGCACGATGCGTGTCGAAAGATTGACAACGCATACGTTTGACCATTCCGTCAACCCGCTGGTGGTAACACCTGGAGCGTAGACGTAGTGATTTGGTTTGATTAGGTCGCTGTTAGGGTCCATTTGAGGGACAAATGCGCCATGCTGAACTCGTAGTATCTCTGTCAGTGTAAAATTGACGCCGACGGAGCACATGAGCAGCTGGGGTTGGGCAGAAATGACGATACGCTCTTTGATAGCGTCTACGCCAGCCTGTTTGACTATGTTTGGCTCAAACTTGGTAAAACCTGTCGAAGGTAGCCAAGCTGCCGGCACATCCCTCGGGCTTGCGATGCCCTCGGGAAACCTGTCTTCAACCTCTTTCAAGGCACGCGCATAAACGGCACGTCGCTCGGGACGGGCCTGATTGCGCAGCCACCAATCGGAGGACCTGGGTATAATCGTCCCATCTGGACCGACTAACTCAGGCGGCAAGTTAGACAAAACCGCCGGCCATTGCTCTTCGGAGATTGAGAAGAGATGGCAT